GGATATAGAACAATTTTTCAAATGGCACAAGAATCAAATACAAGTGCTCTTGTATTTTCTGTGCCTGTTCAAATGGGTTCTGGTGCAACAGCAGTTACAGTAGCAAATACCGACAATACAACAAATATTGCAACAACCGCATTTGTTAAAAACCAAAATTATTTAACAACTATTACATTATCCGGAGATATATCTGGAACTGGCACAAATTCTATTACTACGACATTGGCAACAGTAAATTCCAATGTTGGAACATTTAATAATTTGGTTATTAATGCCAAAGGACTTGTTACATCTGCACGTGTATTTAATTCAAGTGATATAACAACGGCACTTGGTTATACACCACTTAATAAAGCAGGTGATACTGTTACTGGTGCATTTATAGCCAATTCATCTTTAACAGTCAATGGTACAACAACATTTAATTCCAATATTACAATAGCAGGAAATAATACAAAACTTATAATTCCTGGAGCCGCAGGATATCCAAAATATTTTTATGTTGATTACAGCGGAAATCTTCATATTCAAGATAGCTCAAATGTTGATATATTTTTTGTACCCGATTCAGGTGCTATTACAATATATCCTGGTTTAAATATATTGGGTGTTGCAACAGCAGTTACAGTAGCAAATACCGATAACACAACAAATATTGCAACAACCGCATTTGTTAAAAACCAAGGTTATTTAACAACGAATCAAAATATTACTCTTTCTGGAGATATATCTGGAATTGGCACAAATGCTATTACTACGACATTGGTAAATGTCGGCACAATTGGAACTTATGTTTCTGTAACAACAGATGCAAAGGGTAGAGTTGTATCTGGATCTAATTCTGTATCATATAATCAATTACCAACAGAAGTATTAAATTTTCCTCTCATCTTTTCTTTATCTGGTTCAATAGCTGCCAATGCCACAATAGGAATTATAATTATACAAAATACAACATTGTTAGCAAATTTTGTATCTTCCCAAGGTTATGCCATGACTGCTCCAACAAGCAATTCAATCTTTACTGTATCTTATATAAGATCTAATACAACAACTTCTATTGGCAACGTATCTTTTGCTTCTAATTCTCATACGGCAACTTTTTCTACATCAAATTCAGTATCATTAATTCCTGGTGATTTTATATATGTGAAAGCGCCAGGAATTGCAGATGCAACACTTTCAACCGTAGGTATCACATTTATGGGTCAGAAAGTTTGATTTTTTCTATTGACATAAAAAATGAAATTAGATATAAATATGTCTATGAAAACACTTACTCACACATTCAATGCGTGGCGATTTACAATCCGATATACCAGCGGCGATGCCGCCAATGGGATTGTAAATGTGCATGGTGTTAAGGTCATTTAAAAAACCTTAATTACACTACAAATACAATAGCCCATTTGGTAAATCGCCGAATGGGTTTTTTCTTTCTTTGGGTCTGTGGTGTAATTGGTAACATCCAAATCTCCAAAATTTGTGTTCCGAGTTCAACTCTCGGCGGACCTGCCAGTAAATATATGGGCGATTTCCCTCTCGGCGGACTGTAAATCCGTTGCCATTAATAAGAGAGGAAGCGGCAAAGGGGGCAGTACCTTGGTCGCCCACCATATACCAGCGAAGCTAATCTAGTGAAAGCGTCGCTCTGAAGAAGCGAAGAGATTGGGGCAGAACCAATCGCTGGTATATCAAATTTTATAATCAATGAATTCATGAATATGATCACTATTTTGATCATAATCTCCATTATTTGAAATTGCGCTTTTTACTTGATTTGTATTAAAGACAACCCAACTATCATTTCCATTATCTTCAAATCTATTTGAATAAACTAAACCATCATATCCGGCTTTTTGCATAGCCTTATACATGCCTTCACGGCGAGCCAAATCTATATTTATTTTAGGAAGGTTTTTATCATCTCCTATTTTCATTTTCTTAAGATATGAATTAAATAAAGATGCTTCATCTGCGGAATCAAGATCTTCAACGCGATAAGGATTTGTTATTTTTAAATAAACCGGCATTATTTTTTCATTACCGGTCATTCCTCGCGTATAACGCAAACGATTGTTAGCAGCTTTTGAACTTCCAAAATGCGATCCTTGAAAAAATTTAGTAAAATCTCCTCTTGTTCCGTGATACATAATCATCGGTTTGCCATGTTCATCAACAACTTTACTATTTGCAAACCAACGCTTAAAATTCGGTGTATTTGTGCTGATTTTATTTTCCACTAAATGAAGATAGGTTCGAAAAAGCATTTTGTGACTTATATTATAAACAATTATTTATCATAAATTTGTTAATGAACCGTTGAAGTGTCTATTCCCTGAAATTCAATCAATATGCATTTGCTGAAGATTGCATGTCTTGATCATCACCGTGCCGAACTGCATTTTTGTTACTTTGACTTTATAAACAAATATTTAGGAGTTGCGATGAGCTTGTTGCCCGATGAAGATCAATATGATATTTGTTTTCCTGTCAATAAACCAGTTCCATTTATAGATGATAAATGGATGATTGAAAATATTGGAACGGTGCTATTTGATTGGAGAAGTTATTTCTGCGATGATCGTCGGTATTGGTTTCGTAAGAAAGAAGATGCGGCACTATTCAGGATAATGTATGGGGGTGAATGCGTTAAACGTGGACGCGTCTATGTTTCTCAGAAATAAACGGTCGAACATTTAAATTTTATTGACGAACTTAAAATAAATGATATTCTTATTTTAGAAGTAATCACTAAAAGAAAGTTTGAAAATGTTTAAACCGATTCGTTGTGTTTTTACTGTCATGATTCTTTGTGGAGTTATGATAATTTCCATTTATATAAGAATGCGTTCCGAAGGCATTCCTTTTCCTTCTGACCACGTTTCTATATTTCTTCGTTAATATATTCATGAAAAATGATATTATTTTTCTTACAGACGGATCTCAAGAATGGCGGCAAAATGGAAAATTGCATCGCGAAAATGGACCTGCAATTATTTATCCAGATGGACATCAAGAATGGTTTTTAAATGGCAAACTGCATCGTGAAGATGGACCAGCAGTTATTTTTGCGAATGGTAGAAAAGAGTGGCGAATAAATGGAATCAGACATCGCGAAGATGGACCAGCAGTTATTTATCCAACTGGATATCGAGTATGGTATGTGAATGGAAATGAAATATCCGATGAAGAAATAAAAGAATGGCGAGAGCAATACAATATTCCGGAAAATTATCTGGAATGGAATACCCAACATAAAATGCTATTCAAATTGCGTTTCTGTTAAAATAAAATATATAATTTCCTATTTGTCCTGGTGCTAAAACACCAGGACAAATTTTTTAATGAACCCTCGAAAGATCCATCCCACTAAATGGATCTTTTATTTCTGGTTCATCTAATTCTTCAACATTATTTTCATCTGCTGATTCTTCTTCTTCGCTAGCGCATCCTTCCACATCTTCTAATTTAGCGAAAGCGTGTCCTATTTTATCAAGAAAGCTGACGACAGTGCCTCTATCAAGAACAACTACCGAGGAAAGCGTCTCTGCATCTTCTTTCACAACACCCAAAGCTATTTCTGGATGATCCGGATCATGAACGCAAATTAAACTTATGGTTGTATCACAGCCTTGATAAGAATGCGCTTCTCCGATTTTTGCAAACCAAATTGGTATATCCATCAATATACTAAAAAAAGCATTAATACAAAAACCAACTTCCTCGATTAATTTTCCTTTGGCATACCAATAAAATGTACAAGATCCTGTGTTTGTTGCCTCAATTTTTAATGTTGTTGGTCCTGCATCTTTAGCTTCTCTTAGGCTTAAAAATGTTTCACTGAACAAAATATTTTCTTCTAGTTCTTTGGGCATTTTATCTCTTTAATTTTAAGTAATTGTATTGATGGATCTTTTTAAAAAAGCCTCAATATTGCGAATTGCTCGCCAATCAGATGGCGTTCCGGAAATAAAAACAGGTTTCAAACAACGCGGATGCATCAATTTCCAATGCCCACCAGATCCTTTGTTGAAACCCAGCCTTCTTTTTTCCATTGACGAATTCGAAAATCTATCTCTCTGGACATAATAATTCTCTTTCATTATTTTACTCAGCTTATCAGAATTCAAAGCATGATTCAATCATTTGCTTTCCATTTTTTTAATAAATTTTTCAAGAGCATGAATTGAATCATCTCGTCCATTGATATCGGACGGTAAAGCCCGGATAGCATAAATGCTTCGTCGCGCTTCTAATGCCAGATATTCTTTCGGAAATCCAATTTCTAGCAATTCTCGCCATTGCAAAGTCGCAGGATGCTTATCAAATTTCATTTATATCTCTGTTACAAATTTATGAAACCATTATAACATTATGAAATTTGCATTTAAATATTAATTTTTTTATCGGTTACATTTTTGTTTGTAACCGATAAGTTACGATTATCCAAGACTATTCAAAAAATCTTCGCGCGTCTTTTTAATAATCGCATCCAAAAGAGCTTTTTGATCTTTTTTCAAACGACGCCGAGGAACGCGATTGCCACGTTTCACTTTCTTATCCGACCAACCCCATCGAAGCTTCATGTATACGAGATCGTTATCGTCACACGTCTCCATCAAAATATAATCAACATATTTCACATCATTGGTCTTATCCAAATATGTAACAACGCGATAGCGATGTCCATGCGATTTTTGAACATATCTATCACGAAGCCACGCAATAACTTCATCAGCAGAAACCTGATCTTTTTCAACCCAAATCTGGGTTTTATAGACCAAATAAAGTGGCTCATTTCGAATAGTTCTTTGAAAATCTGCCAAAACCGTTGCTCTTTGAACCACTTGAAAAACCTCCTTTATTGATAATCAGGAAGTTATCACAAAAAAAATTTGTGTCAACATTTTTTTATAAAATAATAGTTAAATGTTTTTTAGCTCGTGTGACACCTGTATAAATCCAATTCCAATAATCTTCATGCCGCATGGATTTATCACCGGCAAATAAAATAACATTATCCCATTCACTTCCCTGTGATTTATGAACAGTGATGCAATGCGCAAAAGAAAAAGGAAGAAATTTAGCAGTATAAAAATTAGATTTTTGTTCTTTTAAATTTGCAGCAGCTACCATGACCATTTTTTGTTTTTTATTGGTCTGAATTTTAACGTGATAACCACCACCAAGATTTGCTGTACTGCTTATTACTTCATATGTTCCTGATTTTACAATTCCATTATCTTTGCTGGTAATCCAACTTAAAAGTCTATCTCCTGCCACTGGACGGTAAGGATCAGATGGATAAATAAGATTTTTGGTTCCTCGAATGATTTGATTATAGGTATCACAAGTTATATTTTGATTTGCAAGCATTTGATCGCATTCAAGAATCTTTGTTTGAAGATCTGGATTTGTTCTATTCAAAAGAGTTACTTCTTTACTCCAAGACATATTACGCCAATTTAAATCTTTTTTTGCCATCATCCCTGCCAATAATGGAATTTCTGAAGTTGTTTCTGTTCTAATAATTTCTGTTAAAACAATATCATGTTGCCAATTTTGAAACCAAGGTTGACGCGGAGCATCTGGATCGGTATCAACGGGAGGCAATTGAAATCCATCTCCCACACAAACAACTTTTGGAAATTCTTTTTTAAGTCGTTTGATATCGTCTTGTGATGACATGGATGCTTCATCAACAACAACAAGTTGATATTCACCATCTGCGTCTATTTTTTTATAATGAACATCTGGTACTAATTTAAGAATAGGCATACTTTGTTTTTCCCAGTATTCTATTTCTGCAAGTGTTGGTTCTCGCATAAAACTCTCTACAATTGTTTTATTAAGAACTTTATCTAATGTGGTTGCTTTTTTAAAACCTTTATTTCTTAAAACATCAACTGCTTTATTTGTAGGAGCGCAAATAATCGCGTTTTCAAATTCGTTGCCAATCAAAGAAAGTAATGTTGTTTTTCCAGTACCAGCCAAACCACTAATTGTAAGCAGTCGGTTAGATGAATTTATAAATTCATGAATTTTTTTCAGAGCATTTTTTTGCCCTTCGTTTGCTATAATCACGTTAAAGTCCAATATCTATATAGTTGCTTCTTCTAATCCACCACGTCGCATTTCGGTTATAATTCTAAGTTGCTGATGTAATCTTTCCACACCCTTAGATAAACCTTCCCACTTATATCTTAAAAATTCTATCTCTATTAAAATTTCACTGATGCTTAATACTTCTGGATCAACTTCTGCATATTTTTCTACTTGGGAAGCACTCAGTGTGCGATTGTAATGTTCAATATATTTTTTTCTTGCTTTACCAATTGCTGCAATTTTTTTTAGTTCTATGATATCATAAATTGATTTTATTTCAGACCAAATAGATGCAATTTTTTCTGTTAAATCTGGTATTTCCGCACCAACATTGATCAAAATTTTTCCTTTGACATCTAATTTTTTTCTATAATCATCATATATTGAATCAAAATATAAAATCGCGTCCCCGACGAAAGAGAAATCGTCGGGGTTCTGTGCAATTTGTCTAAGCCAACGACTCACAATTCTTCTACATCATCTACATCTGGATGTTCACCGTCATGGTAGACTTCATAGAATGCTTGATGTAAATCGTCATCTTCATCAACAATATCTATGATTTCGCGTGACTCAAATCCATAATCATAAAAAGCTCTCATGATACCAAGCGCACATTCAGCACGCTTTGCAACTGGTGTATAATCACGCACAACATCCCAAATGTCTAAAATAAGTTGAGAATCACTCATTGTCTTCTTCCTCATGTTCTAAAGTAGGCGTTAAATCAAATCCTTTATTGACTTCATCGTCAGAAGGAAATTCATTCATAATCATATCGAAAAATTTATTATCCATATCTTTTCTATAAAGCTTAAAAAGCTCTCCCGCTTTGTTTGTATAAGAGTAGTATGCACCTTCCTGCGTAATAATTCCATTATTTTTAAACATGTCAAACAAACCAGAATACGGATCCATGCCAGTTGAATATGGAATATTAATAGCTACTTCCTCAAATGGCTTTGAAAACCGCGTCTTCACGCATTTAATGACCGCTGTTATACCAACAATATCTTTGGGTTTTTTCTTAACATCTTTTGCAACTTCTTTTGTTTCTTCTGCTTTAAGTTTCTTTTTATTCATTGAAACAATAATCGATGAAGCAAAAACAAAACCACTGTTATGGCTTACAATTCCATCTTCAATGATATAATGATGATCATTTTCTACTTCAAAATCAAATACTGGTTTTTCAATTTGACTAAATGATTTTTTAATTAGTATTTTAGTTTTTAATCTTACAGGATCATTTGAATATGGAATAGCAATAATTTTATCATTTTCTAAGATATCTTTTGCACATTTCCAAATTTGTCCTTCATCAGAAAGAACAAGAAATTTGTGTTGTGGACTAGATTCAATAATTTTTCCATCAGATAATTCAAATGTGTAAGTTGGTTTTTGATATTTAAATGTATTCAATACTTTCTGATTTCCATACATTGTTTTAACAAGATCATCCACCGCAATATCTTCTACATTTTTGTATGAACCATCTGCCATCCAAATTTTTGTTCCCGCAATCAAACAACCACCCGAGATCACGTCATCCGGATTGTACATATCTTGTGATTTATAAGTGTGGTTGGTAGCAACCAAACCAATTTCAAATCCAGCAAATAATCGAATACAATTACTCACAAGCATTTTCAAAGCTTTTGCTTTGATACCTTTATCACCTTTAAGTTCACCCTTTTCAAATTGCTCGACCGATGTATCTGTTTCAAGAAATCCGAGACTATCAATTACAAAAAGAATTTTTGGTTGTTCTTCACGAGGAACATCAACATAATCCTTTCGATATCCATCAGTAAAATCATTGATTGTCTCAACAATTTCGTTGACTGTGTTTTTTACATATTTAACCAGTAATGGATGGTTTGGATCCACGCCCAATCGAGATACCCATTTTGCTTTTAGGGCATCTTCCGTATCAATAACAACAACATTGATGCCTTGTGCAAGAGCATTTCGAACAATGTTACCAGATACAAGATAGGATTTGGCGCTACCTGATTCTCCTGCAAATACCGTTACTGCTCCAAGTGGAATACCGTTATTAAAATCTCCGGAAATCATTCTGTTAAGAGCTTTGTTGCCCGTATCAATCCATGTAATAGGATCATTGAAACCTTGCTTCACTCCATATTTTTTATTGTGAAGTTTGGCTATTTTACCCAAGTCAAATGGTTTTGCCATGTTTTGTTTCTCAAAATTTATGATTAAAAACTGATACTGTGGGCTCTAATATAACCCACAGTATCTTATTCAAAAAAAAGCTTATGCTTTTTCGGTAGACCGTTTGCGAATTCTATCAAGAATATCCGAAACCTGTGGTTTTGATTTTGTTTCATCTTCCACGTAAGTTTCGGATGCAACAGGGGTTGCCACACGAGATGGGTTGTCGCGGCTTACAGAAGCCGTACGAGCCGGTGAAACACTTGGCGGGCTATCACCATCAACACTATCTTTGCGGTTACTGTAGCCTCGATAAAACTTACCATACGCATCAAAATCAAATGGTTTTCCTGCAACAGAATCATGGAACATTTGTTTGATCATGGCGATTCCATCGGCATCCGGGCGAGGACCACGAAAATCCGCGAGATTAAACAAACCAAAATTTTGAATTGCTATATTCTCGATTTCATTCAATGGACGAGTACGAAAACTCCAAGTAGAAGTTCCATAATTCGCATATTCGCCTTTTTTTGTTTTCGCAATTTTGAAGTCACGACCACCAATAAAATCAGTGGGTAGTTCTTCCATTTCCGGATTCATCAAAGATTGTTTGATGATTTCGTAAATTGAAGTATTAATCATAAATCTACGTATTGGATTTTCTGGAACAGAAGTTTCTTCAAAAGGAGAAGAAACCACAAACCCCTGGAAAATATAAGACTTTTTCTTGTAGTAAAGACGAGCTAAAGCTTCTTTATCTGGTCCTTGCTTCCACCACGGGCGAGTTTCTGCAATGATCGGACAAGTGTTTGCTTCAAACATATCAACACAAGGCACTGTTACTTTGACTTCTTGATCCGTTGGATAATCACCACCCACTTGACCAGCAAAAGGGAGATTTATTACTTGACGTTCAGACCAGAAAAAAGGATTATCTGTATCTTTGTCAGGAAGAAAACGAACAGTTGCACTTGCATTTTCAGGAATATTCCAGAACTGATAAGAGGCATTATCACCTGTATTCTGTCTGGGAGCCGGTGTCTTCTTTTCATCTTGAAGTTGAAGAGCCGCGCGCAGCTTTTCCGCTGCTGTTAAATTTGCCATTTTAAAATTTGCCTATAATAATTGTTAATTAGTCTTTTATCAGACCATCTTCATCTAAAACGATGAGCAATGGACATTCTTATTTAGCATTGAATTAATTTTTTGAATTAAATCGGCTACTTCTGAATAACCATATTATTCATTATTTCAGTCGAAATTGTCAACAATTGTTAACTGTGTTTATTGCATATCTGATATGTAAATATTAAAAACATGAAATAACTATATTCTTAAGATTTTATTTTTTTGAAATAAATAAAATGAACAACTATTTTAGGTTTAGTAAAAATGCATGCAGTTAATCCAGTAGATTTCGGTGTAACCGGAATAAAAATTACTTATAGTACTGACGGCAGCACCACGGTAAATGGTCACATTGTAAAACAAATCGGACCAACAAAATATCTTGTAGCTCCTGGTTCAATTGGACACGCGTATAAAGGCACATATGTAAAAGTTCGTTTAGCAAAAACAGCAGCAGAAGTTTCAACTCTTCCGGCTAATGTTGGAACTATTACTGTTACTGTTTTTGGAGGCGGCACGGAACATGCTCGTAAGATTTTTGGTCGTAAATTATTAACCGTTGAAGGTCATACATATTTTTGGCGTCAAACAACGGCGGCACATATTGGCGAATGTAATGTAAATGGCGATTGGGTTCTTACGCCAAATGCCAATGGATATTATGATAAAGTGAACGTTTAATACAGGAAATTTGAAATGGCTACATCTGATCCAGCTTTTGGTGCAAATGGTATACAAATAATTTATAGTACTGACGGTGTATCCAATACGACAGGCGTTATTGTAAAACAAATTGGTTTGACAAAATATCTTGTATCACCGGCTGCTATTGGTGCCACACATAAAACAACTTATACGAAAGTGCGTTTGGCGAATACTGCTGCGCAAGTTGCTCATCTTCCTGCAAATGTTGCAACCATTGTTGTTTCTCCATTTGGAGGAGGAACAGAACATGCCAAAAAAATATATTCAAGAAAAGTTTTAACTGTTGAAGGACATACTTATAACTGGCGCGAAGCATCTGCTTCGCATATTGGTGAATCTAAAATTTTTCTAAAAGTAAAAACCCGCCAAATTGGCGGGTTTTTTGTTAATACATTCGATTTGGTGCTGTTATTCCAGATAGTGTTCGTAGGCGATTAATATAAGAAGAATCTGGTTGTTCTTCTTTACCGGTCATTGGATCTTTTACAGTACGCGGTGTTACTTCTTGCGCCAAATCTTTTCCCTGATTTTTATTTGGTAACAATATATCTTCACGAGTAAGTTCTTCACCCATATTATCGTTTTCCGTCATTTCATCTGACATATCTGTATCTGATTCAAAATTTTCATTACCAGAAACGATATAACCATCACGAGCAAGATGAGCGATAACTTCTCCTATTTTTTCATCAGCAACGCTTGATGTATTTTCAATATATTGATCGGTATGTGTTTCAATCCAACTTGTTAAATAGGCTTCCAAAGAACTTTTTATTTCTGTTTTGGTAATTGGATCTTCTTTATCTTCTTTTTCATGATAATTTAATAAATCTTTACCAAATTCTGATTCAAGAAAATGAGAAACCTTAAATTCTGTACTTGCTTGATCCAGTGCTGTTTCATGTTCGGTATCATCAGCTTCATACGGATTTGGATTAAAATAATCTTCCATCAAAGAACCGCGTGTTGAAAAATTTGATAACCAATTATCAAATTCACGAATTGTTTTGTTTTTTCCAGATAATCCTTCGTTCATTGACATACCAGCCGCTTTTGTTGCACACAAAGCCACAATACGCATTTTTTTCGCAACAACAGGATCGCGTTCTTCGGGAAGTCGGTCAACAATAAAACTCAAAAGATTCATCATGCTATCATCTTTAACCAATGGTACGATTGCTCCTAATTTTAATAAAAGCTCATCTGTTTTATTGGTAACTTTTGTTGTCAACCAACCATCACCAGAAGAATCTGAAACATTTGGTTTTCCAAGAAGTTCTAATTTATTTGCTTTAAGATTATTCCATGCTGTTTCAGATACTTTGCGACCCAAAACGCTTACAGTAGGAATTTCTGTTTTTGCTTCATTCATGTGTTTTTCCTCTTCAGTCATTGAGTTTGAGCAATATTTACAAACGCTTTCAATGATTGAATCAGAAAGAATATTACTTCCTTCAACAGTCAAAAGATTGCGATATTCATCTAATTTTTCTGTATTTTTATTTTCATTAAGTGTATGAGAAGCATCTTCCATTTTCTTTGCTTCAACGGCATATCCATTATCCGAACGATACATTCTTTCAAATGTTTTTTTCATTTCTCGCATTTTTGTTCTGCATTGTTCACGCAAAGAACCAGCACCTTCAGGAAGAACAGAAAAATTGGTAACAATAAAATTAGAGCAAGTTCCAAGATTTGCAAAATCTTTCGCCATTCCTAGAATTTGTTGTGCAACACTATCATTAAATGAACCACCCATATTAATATGTTGAGTCATTGCGCGAGCCGGAACTAAATTAGTTGTGGGAAATAATATTCTTTCTCCATCAGAATTTTCAATAAGAATGCTTTCTATAAATCGACTCCGTGAACCGATTTTATTTTCATCCACTTTTTGTGAATGACGCACAATCATACGCGCGCCTTTTCCTGTTCCTTTATCTCCAGGTAATGATAAATATGATGACCGCGAAGTGCCATACATTCCTTCTAAAATATCCATTAAAAACTCTCTAATTTTATAATAAATTATTTATCTTTATATTACGAATAATCGCATCAACAATACTATATGCTTGTTCATAAACAATACGATTTTCATTGACATTAGCAAAATCTTTTGGTTTTATTTCTTTATTATATTTTTGAACTTGAAAAAGTAAATTAAATTTCACAGCAGTATTTTTAAGAGAAGATATTAATCCTAATATATCTGCAATATTTGTTCTATTACCAATATAAAGATGAATATTTGAATTATCTCCATCATCGATTATAGAAACCATGATATTTTCGGGTCTGGCGAACATTCTACGAGCATCCGATGGTTCATCGACACGATTTCCATCTTCGCCATATAACATAACAGTATAATCAAAAGATTGTAATATTTTAAATACTTCCAAAGAGGCTGGTGATAGATTTGTCACGTTATTTTTACTCATTTATTCAATATCATATTTATCGTTTGAAGATAAATAATGGATGAAAATTTCTGAACTTTTTGAAAATGATAAACTTTCTTTGCCTGATATTGAAAAAGGCGACACAATTTTTATTGGCAAATTCAAAAATCGTAAAGCAACAGTTACTGGATTCAAAAAAGATGATCACAATCAACCGGTATTAAAAACGACAAAAGGTGATACAAAATTATTTAAACCGCGTATTGATAAATTAGACGAAACAAAAATACCAAAACCCAAACCAGAAAATATAAAAGATGCCATTGAGCATGCTCAAACGTATGGTGAAAACTGGAAACCATCTGATTTCAAAATAAAATATATTGGATTTTTATCTCCTGATGAAATTAAAAATTATGATGACATATCGTCATGGGTTGAAGTGGAAACACCAGAAGATTTAGAAGATTTTCGTTCCGGTTCATTTTCGGGTGGTCCTGATTTAAATATTCCTCCAATTATTGTAATTACCGCACCAGATGAAGATGGGTGTCTAACGCAAATTGGCGACGGACGCGGAAGAGTAAATTGGGCTATTGCTCATAATAAAAAATTGCACGTTTATCATATGGTACACAAAGATTGTATTGATAAATTAGATGAAAACCATATTCCTCCTCCATTACGTTCGGCAATTTATTTTAATGGGAAAATTTATATTGGTGGAAAAACACATCTTGATATTTTGTCCAACATGCCAAAAGATATATCTAAAAAAGCATGGTTAGATGGAAATAATCGAGGTTATGTAACAGACAAAGGAAAATATCTTTCAAGGCGCGCGGCGGCGAATTATGCCAGAAAAAATAATTTATATCGTCCTGGAACACCGGATTGGGTTATCAATTCACCAGAAATTGCATCTGAATACCTTAATCAATATTTGATTGAATCTGTGAAATGACATCAGAGCATTAGGAAACTATTCAAACTTGACATCATCATATCAGTACGATATGCCGAACGTTAAATATATTGATCCAGATAATCCTCCAATAGGTGATAATGTAGTTTTGGTGCCTTTTGCTCCAATATTGCAAAAAATAATAGATCGAAAAAAAGCCAGATATGAAGCATGGAAAGCTAAGCAAGAAAATGAAAAGCAATTACCCGAATAATACTAATCACAAAACTTTTTTGTGAAAAAGATAACCAAAAACCCCCACTCAATTTTTTTGAGTGGGGGTTTTGCATATCACGATTTTATTTTATCTCACGATGCTTTGCTCCTTTAGCGGCACCTTCTGTGATTGTTCGTCCGAATTTTTCACTTAAAATTTTAGCAATTTCCTTGTTTTTTATTTTAGGATTCTCTCGAATAATACTCACGAGATAATCTTTTTCTTCTTGAGACCAATCCTTACCGCGATTATTCTCTATTTGAATTTTAAGATTTTCCAATGCCACCATAGCAGCAGCAGGAACCTCGTTTTGTTTTCGCCATTTGGCAATATGCCCCCAATTATATTGAGGGTTAGATTCCAGAAAAACTTGTTGCAATCCTTTGCCTTTTCCAAAACGCTTTGTTCCTTCGGTTAGGAATTCAACCCAAGAAAAAATAGAGCGTTCTGAACTTTCTACAGCATTTATAAAGGGTATTATTTCAATGTTTTGGTTTTCTGATTTTTGAAGTTTCGCAGAATTTGGCTGAACGAAATCAAGAAAATTTACATTTTCATCTTTTAGTTTTCGTCTAATATCTCGAAGGATATGGATAGCTTCTCCTTCAGAAATATCTTCGCGACTTAACACGTCAACCATGGTGATCATATGTTTTGGTAATTGTGCATTTTCAGCCATTTGGAAAAGTTCCTTCTCTTTTAAGCCGTTTGCACATTTAATGAACACAATTATCTAAGTTCGGTCAACCAATTTTTGTCTCACCATGGCGATTTTTAAAATATAAAAGGCATCGGTTCTGCATCAGATAATTCATCTTCCTCAATATATTCACGCAATTCTCCGATATTCTGTGTCCAATTAAGAGTAACTTCCAACATTCTCACAATCAACAAAAGCGCAGATACCAAATCGTCATGTTCACCGGATTTTGCGGAAAAACTATTTTCTTTTGAAACAAAACTTTTTAGTTCTGTGATTAATTTTTTACTGTTAATTTTAAGACGATCAGATTCAATGAGACTTTTCAATCTTGCACATGCAGATGCTTTTGATCTTGTTGTCGTGTACATGCCTTTTCTAAATCTTCTAATTTGTCCTTTCTTCTTTTTTTCCGATATAAAAAATCCAGGAAAACGATCTTCTCCAGTATCTTCGATAATTTGGAGAATCGCTTCACCTATTGAATTATTTTCAACTGTCCAATAAATTTCCGGTTCTCCCTGTTGTTCCGGATTATCTCTAAGAACGCCATCAAGAAAAATAAGTCCTTGCATCATCACACGAACTTGATTTCTTGGTGCGGTTTCATTATGTTGCCATTCTGCAATTTGTTCCATTTCCGGCATTTGAAAAATTTGAATGGCTGCATTATCACCACCGGTTCCGTAACTGGGATCCAATCCAACTAGGAATGCTTTATTGGGTACGGGATCTTTAAACCATCGCATTGTTCCAGTATAATATATCGGTGCAATAGATTTTAATCTTGTTAATGTTAATGGATTAATAAGCGTTTCATCCGAAGTTAAAAACTCACAGCACATCTCTTGACGAAATTTATTTTCTCCAAGTTGTTGTCTATATGTTTCCGCCCATTTTTCATCTCGATCAGGATGTTCCCACCATGGCACTTCAATGGCAAAAAAACCATTTTTTCCTAATCCGGTTTCTGTTGGATTTCCATATTCATCGGTATTATCTTTTGCTCCCTTCCAAATTTGAGCAAATTGATCTTCATCAGAGTTTGGTGTTGATGTAATAATACAAGAACCACCTGTTGAAAGCACAGGTTGAATAGAAGTCCAAAAATCCTTTGCTTTATTTGGCATAACGAATGCAAATTCGTCCAAATAAAGCAAACTTACCGCAAGACCACGACCCGTATTCGGTGACGTTGCTCTACTAACTATGCGAGAACCATTATCAAAAACTACTGTTTGTTTATTATATTCTAATACACCGGCTCTAATATGATTTGGCAAATTCTCATAAGTGAATTTAATTCTATCCATAATTTCTATTGCTTGAACATGTATATTTGCAGCAACAAGAATTGTTGAATCTGGTGTAAACATTGCCTTCCATAAAAGAAATCCGGCAGCACATGTTGTATTATGAGACAAAAAACCATTTGTATAATATAAATGATTCATTTTATCTTCTTGGTTTTCTGTATTGACTTCTATGCAATACATATGACACTTAAATCCAAGTGATCGAACATTTGTTACTTTTTCTAAGCCAAAATTTGTTTGTATTTCTTCTCCAATAGTTAAATCTTGAAGCCAAACAGTTGAATAATCTTTTTTAATTAAAAGATGTTTATCGGCGGCAGTAATTGTTCTATATTGTGTTTTTAATTCCCAGACTTCATATGGAACTGTTCTAAAAATTTTTTTTGCTATTCCAAAATCACTTTTGAATATTGTGTCTTCAATGTGCGTGAATTTTCTCAATTCATCATTAGAAATAATATATTTTTTTCTATGATCTGAATCGATAAGCCAAAGTAAAAATTTTGTTATAATAAATAAAAGTTTTAATAATATACGCATTAGTTTGTTCTACAATTTTTTTCCAATAAAAATAAGAAATTTCTCTAGTAAATTTACTACTTTGAATTTGATTGATTTATTTTTTATTAAAGAACCTATAGATTTTTCTTTTCCATCCACAGTAATTAATGTATCAAATGTAGAACACTTTCCAAGCTGTCTGGCTGTGCAACCCACTACAAATCGATTTTTATGAAATGCATAAATTAATTTTTTTTGAAAGTCATATGGCTCAAATGGCATGGAACCTTTGATAGGATGCTGTACTTTCATAAAATTCTCCATGAAGTACAGTGGATTATCAAAACAACTTATAAGTTCTAAAAGTTGTCTTTCACTATAATCTGCCGGTCCTTGATACGGACGTTTTACGATATCCGTTGTAATATTATTTTTAGGCATTTATCTCTTACATCAGTTAAAATTAATAACGATGCCATTTCTCCATTTTGGTTGAACAAGATGTGGCGTATCTGAAATAACCACTTCTTTGATTTTCGCGTCTATTTCTTTTTTCCAAAAATTTAAAAATCTATGAACTCTTGGATATTGCGGACAAATATCCAATGTTTGCCAAAAAAACTCATTCAAAAGACTTTCTTGATCTGGCAAGAAATACAAAATATTGACAGAAACCAATACAGAACCATTTGAAATAATTTTTTTGAAATCAGAAGAATCTTTAATCATTTGTTGACACATTTCAAGTATTGTTATAAAATTATTTATATTCTAAGGAGATATTGAATTGTTTTCTTTTATTATTGATTTTATTCTTATTTTTATTTCGGCATTATTTTTTAGCGTTTCATCGAAACATTTTCCTGCTAAAACATCTCGTATATTGGCTTATGTTGTTTTTTCTTGTCTTATTGTTATTTTTGTGGTATTCTCCTTTTTTGTGTGGTAGGAGAATTCATGAGTTTCTTAGAGCTAATGAAACACGATTCTATTGGATGGGATATTGATGGAACGCTTGTAGAAAGCGAAGCATCT